GAACGTTCGTCGGCAAGCCGATCTTCGTAGACCATAACAACTCGAACCCCAAGCGGGGTCGAGGTGTCATTGTTGACTCGAAGTTCCGGGTGCTCGACCAGCACACTGCTGCTGGCGATGACTACTGGAAGTCCTCGGATGTTGACCCCGAGCACCTACCGGCCTCCGAGGTCGAGCTGCTCCTAGAGGTCGATGCCAAACAGTACCCCAAGTTCGCCAAGGCGATCCGCGAGGGGGCGCTTGATGGATTCAGCATGGGCTGCAACGTCGAGTACACCAAGTGCTCGCACTGTGGCAACGTGGCTCACGATGCAGCCGACTTCTGCTCACACGTGTTGATGAAGGGTGCGCACCACGATATCAAGACCGCTGACGGTCAGCGCATCAACAAGAAGTCATATGAGAATTGCTACGGCTGTGGCTTCTTCGAGATCTCCGGTGTGTTCGATCCTGCCGATGAGACGGCTCTAGCCCGAGAGGTGCGAGCGAGCGTACTCAAGGAGGGCATCGCTTATGGCCCCGGGCCTGATGGTGAATTCGGAGAGAAGCCTGATCCCGCCCGCCAGCATGACCTAGAGGCAGAGCTTCGCGCCGAGGAACTACGTCAGCAGTTTGAGGGCGATCCCCATGCCCCCGACCCCATGGACTCAGCCGTGCGTCAGCAGGAACGCCTGACACCTCCACCTGGAGCCGGAGATGGAAGGACATGGGAGCCCAAGCAAGATCAGTACAACCTCGATACCAATAACGCTGGGATGCCGGTGGCATTCGATGAGCAAGGATCACGCAGGTATGGACCTGGCTCGAACTTCCCGCCTCCGGTCCGACCTCAGTTCGAGGACGTTGAGGGACCGATGGGTGCCTTTTATCCCGACCCCTCCGTGCCGGGCGCGGCGCAGCCAGGGCTCCAAGGCGCAGCAGATGACGCCCTGGCAGAGGTCTATCCCAAGCGCCCTGTCATGAACGACCCTCGCTGGTCTACCTGGAACGAGAAGCTCGCTGAGAATCCCTTGCCGCAGGAAATGATGACCAAGGCACCCGACGAAGTAGACACACTTCGCGAGGAGAAGATCTGCCCTATCTGTGGATCCGACATGGACTCCGAGACGTGTAAGGTCTGCGGCTACGTCGAGCCTCCCAAGGAATTTGATAACCCTGACCTCCAAGAGGCACAGAAGGTCAAGGACGAGATGAAGGAACAGGATGAAGCGGACGCTATTCCGTCTGAGGACCCCTCCGGTGCCCCGCCAGAGGCTGGCGGACAAGGTCCCCTCACGAGCCAGTCACCATCAAAACCGCAGGTGGCTGCGGCTGTAACAAATAGTATGAAGTGGACACCCAAAGTGAATGCTAAGACCGCTGCTCGCATCAATCAGGTCGAAGTACCTGTGAAGCCGACAGCGACTCCGGCCACCAATGAACCTCGCAATGAGACAGTCACTAGCGATCAGGTTCGTCCTGTCACATCAGCAATGCTAACCGCGCGACGGCTCATCGAGACCGCCCGCACCAACTCAGGAGAGACCATGAATGCACGTACCGCTGATGGTCCCACGCCTCCCGGCGACACCTCCGCCGAAAAGCGCGTTGATGTCACAGGTGTCGGCGGGGTCGATCAAGCTTCCAATGAAGAGGCCTCAAAGGCTCAGTCCCAAGTAGACGTCACTGGCGTCGGTGGCACTGGTGTCGAAGGCGTCGAGTCTGACTCAACCGAGTCACTTCCCACAGCCGGTGAGTCCAGCATGGATGCTGGCTTCAACACAGACAAGACCACGGAGGACTCCGGTCCTACCTCGACCTATCCCGATTCAGACGGATCTCACTCCGGCGTCGGAGATCCCGTGACCTCTGATCCCTTCCCGGCTTCGGCTGATGGCGTCAAGGGTGCCCGTGTCGCCTATGAGGATGGCACGCTAGAGCAGCAGGGCCAGCAGGGCGACCCAGTCGCTCAGGGCGGATCCGCTGTCCAAGGCGTCCAGCCCATCGATCCAGTGGCGACCGACTCATACAAGCGAGTCAACGTTCTGGAGCATACCACTTCGCCGGAGAACAACTCTGGCGCAACCGACACATGGAGTGGCACTGACGGTAACGGCGTCCTCAAGCAGCAGGATCCGGTCACCCATGAGGATCAGGAGTGGGGCGGCGTCAAGGTTCCCGATGTGAAACTTCACACCACCGAGTCAGCCATCAAGGCTCGCCTCATTCAGGCACACCGTCTGGTCAGGGCTGAGATCCAGCTAGGTCTCACCACAGACGAGGACGAGTTCAATCGCCTAGCCGAGGTCGAGACACTCGATCCGCAGGTTGTGGCGGCGACGATCCAAACTTTGGCCCGAGTCAAGACTGCCGGTCAGGCAGCACTTGCTCAGCACAAGACTGCTACCCGCGTACCTCGCTCATTCGGCAAGGTGACGGCTGGCAATGCTCATGAGTTCGAGCAAATTACATCGGAGGGACAGACGAAGACAGCAAGTGTCGATGACACTTTGCTCGATTCAGCCTTGTTCACTCGGTAGCCCTACTGTAATTCGACGGTCCGCCGTCCTAGACAATCAGTAGATAGGTTCGGCGCTTGAGGCGCTTTACCCAAACCAAACCAACAGAGGAATCATCACAACATGCAAGTGATTTATGGCGCGAACAGCGCGTCTAACATTCTCTTTACGGCTCAGAAGCGCCTCATTCGGCCTGTGTATGCACAGACACAGGGATTCCCGTACGCAGCGTCTCTCGACCCGTCATTCCGTAACTCGGACGGGTCCTTCAGGACTCCGCTCGCTTCGGACGCGAGCCCCGCGTTCCCGCTAACCCGTGCATCAGCTCCGTTCACGTATCAGGGTTCTATCACTCCCGGCCAGGTTGTAGTCAAGACCTCAGGTCAGGAGCAGGTGGCTCTGGGCACGAACTCGGCAACTCAGCCCATGGGCCTTCTCGGCCAGTGGCTCGGCGGTACATTCGACAACGTTGGAACTTCCAACCAGGTCGGCATTTGGCAGGGTCCCGACTCAGTGTATGACCTACTCGCTCCGGCGTGGAACGACACAGGCCTTGCTGCAGCAATCGCTGCCGCTGGTGCTGGCGTTCAGGTCAACCTGTACTGCGGTGCCGACTCTCGTCTGACCAGCACCATTGGTTCAGCGACTGTCCCGGTTGCCCGCGTCATCCAGAGGATCAGCGCTGCTGTCCTCCGAATTCAGCTACTCGTCTAAGGAGAACAACCAGTCATGGAACATTCATTCACACGACAGGCTGTTGCTTCATCGGACTATGAGCAGCACCTCTCAAGTCTTCCGAAGCTCTCACGGGCTCAGAAGGCTGGCCGCTTGGAGGCTATTCTAGCCGACAAGTCCAACGCTCTGCGCCGAATCGGCCAGGGCATGATCGGCCCGATCCAGATCCGCCTTCGTTACGAGGGTATCGTCCGGAACGTCCTCGTTGAGGACACCCTTGAGCGTGGACCGCTCATGCCGTACGACATCCTTGACGACATGGGTATGGCTTACGTGCTGAACAGCACGGACGCTGAGGTCAAGATCACGCCGTTTGAAGGCAAGCAAGCCTTCCCGCAGCTCTTCCGTATCGCATCCTTCCCGAGGATCCGCAAGGAAGACCTGTACTTCCTACGTGTCAACGCTGTGGAGTACGCACAGGACGAGACACGTCAGGCAATCCAGAAGCAGGAGGACGCTCGTTTGATCCTCCTTCTTGAGCAGGCTATCGTCAACCTCGGTACCACGCTTGCCGCTGGTAACACTGTCGGTCTTGCACCGACCGGTGGACTGGCAACAGGCATCGCAGCCGGTCCCGCTGGCGAGACCAACGAGCACACCGTGCTCCTTGGCGCAGGTAACCCGCTAGAGCCGTCCGACTTCTACTCGGCGGTCACCATGATCGAGATCAACCAGCTAGAGGCACGTCGCGTGCTAGCCCACCCGGCCGACATTCGCGACCTCTACACCTGGGACCTCAACGTCACTGGTTTCCGCTTCAAGGACGAGGTCTTCTCTGGTGGAAAGATCACCTCATTCGGTGAGTTCCAGATCCAGCGCAGCATCATCGTTCCTCAGGGCGAGGTCTTCTTGACCGCAGAGCCCGAGTTCGTCGGTGTCATGCCGGTCATGTACTCACTCGACGTCGAGGAGAACCACCTGGTCGAGCAGTTCTACAAGGGTTGGGTGATGGACGAGCTGATCGGAATGCTCGTGCTCAACTCTCGCGGTCTGGCTCGTATCCTCAAGAGCGACTCGAACGCCGCTCCGGGCAAGCTGGACATCAGCGGCCTCGGTACCGGTACTGCAGTCACCTGGACACTCTAGTCCTTCAAACCAAAATCAACATCAGGGGCCGCCATTTGGCGGCCCTTTTTGTAACCAGATGTCATCACTATTCACACTGGTCGGTCACTTCTGCGCAACGCTACTGATGACGCTCTGCATCGGTGGCGCAACAATCACGCCCTATGATCCCAACATGACCAGCGGCGTCTACTTCATGGGCACCCAGGTCGGTGTGTATCTGGACGATACGCAACCCAATCAGTGTGCTGGCGCTGTGATAGAGCGCCAACGGTGGTCGCTCGTGATAGCAGGCAACGCGCCGGGTGCATGGCCGCAAGACCAATGTTCTGCTGCTACATACAACGCACTGGAATGGGGGCAGTATTGGGGCAAGCCACCCAAGGCACAGGCATACATCATCGAGAGCAGCAACCTGGGGCCGTTGACCAGATCAGCGCCGGTCCTGACGCGCCAGACACTGTCACATCACCCTAGGTTGCTGATCTTCTGGGGACCCTAGTCTCCCCAAGGGCGTGGGCCAGCCGTTCATTTGGGGCCTACCGCCCATACGAAGCCTTCGCCGACACGCCAGGCACTGACGCGGACAGTGTCTGAGGGTATCCCTCGTTCGGCTAAGCGTTTGCGTACGCCAGCGCCTCGCTGATAAGCGCAGCCCTTGGCTCGCTCGACGGCTTCGGGAGTCCCATCCGTTGGCATGATCGGGTCGTGGTCACCAACAAAACGACCGTCAAGAAGGCCGTTGGCTATCTCATCGATCTGTGCATCTGTATAGAGGGCGGGGCGACCGTGATAGCGTTCTCGCCGTGGGGGATCCATCGTTTGGATCGGCATGCAAGCTCCTTGGATTGCTAAGCAGGGTTCGTAGACCCTCGATCAATCGAGCTTAGCAGACCTACAACATCTATCAAATGTCTAGAATCCGAAGAAGCTCTTGACCCTGCTTACAGGGCTCTGAGTATAGCTTGTGACCTGATGGATGTATTGCTCTAGCTCGGCATCATCAAACTTCTGCTGAGTAAGACCCGTAACGGAATTGTACCGCAGCGGATCGATCCAGGCATATGCCTCATCACAGTACGTGGTCAGGAACTGAGGGGTCATGAGCTGACGCTGAGCCCAGGTGACCACGGTCCAGACGTTTGTGGTCGGGTGACCAACGATCGGGATGTAATGGCCACCGTCGATGGAGGCACCAGGCACTACCGACCAGGTCTGGCCAGCGTTGAACTGGTCCATGGCGCTGACGGGGAATTGGATGCCGATGCCAACCTCCTCGAACAACCACAGGGCCTCCCAGAGCTGATCGAGATTGCCGGGCTCAAGCGATACGAAAGTACCGATCTTA